CCAGCATCACCTAAACTTCTATCAGGTCGAGGATTACGTATCGCCTGCGGATCATCTACAGGGAACTCGCCCAGTTTTAGCTGCGGATGGTCAGGATTCCAACACGTAGGGCACGCTTTTAAATTTGTATCTTTGCCTTTACGTATTAAGTTCTTTAGCTCGCGTAACTTGTACTGAAAACCACATATATCGCATTCAGCTAAAGCTCTTTTTGTAGAGGCAAATCTACTAGCCATTAGTACGCTCTATTCATACGTGGTACAAAACGTGCCGGAGTTTTTACTCTGTCCTCGTCCGCTGCTAGTCTAAATTGCTCTTCATATACCTCTTTTAACAACGGTATACGTGGTGCCAGCTCTGGTTCTTTCATAGCTATGTGATACGCCAACCCTGCGACCAAACAGGGTAAGAACCTAAAGTTCACATCAGGAGTCTCTACTCCGCTGCCTGCGTCCTGTATGCGCCTCATGCGGTAATACTTAAAAACGTAAGTATTACTTTTATCGGGCACAGGCCATACGTTTATCTTTGGATTAGCCACAAGTCTTTCTATGTAGACCTGTATTGGCCTACCTTCTGTTAACTTATTAGGTATAGATGCGTACGTGCTTACGCTGATACGATTTATTGTTAGATCCTGCTGTGTATACTCATCACCAGAGTTTGTACGTATTACCTGTTCTAGCAGGTCAATAGTGTCCGCAGGCAAATCATACTGAGCAGTATCTTTAACAAGACTCACTGTACCTTCGTCTATCGTCCACAAATTAAGACCACGATTCTGCCACTCAATAGTCATCAAGTTCATGGATCTTCGGGCAGTGCGAAGGTCATACCCTGAACGCATTTCACGGCCCGCACGTTCCCACGCTTCTTCAGCGATCTCCGTGAAGTCCATCTCAAATGCAGTTGTTCCAGAGGTAGCCATCTATTTTTTCTTCGCTGTGGTTTTCTTAGCCGCTGCTTTCTTAACTGGTTCTTTCTTTGGCTCTGGAGCCGGTGTGGGCTGTAAATACTCCAGCCTAGCTTTCGCCTCCTCTTCGCTCATCAGACTCGCATCTACTATAGTATACGTGCCGTCTTCGTTCTTGCTGCCAACTTGAAAGACAGGACGCCCGTCTGAAAAGTTGCCGTTTTGAAAAACTTCTAATTTATCCATTTTTACTACCTTTTACGTATAAGGTTTTCTTCCTACGGTTGCCCATCACTGCTCCGCAGCCTTTGTGATTTTCACGTATCATGCCGCCAACTTTTGCTGTTTTAACCTTCGCTTTCGGGGTATTAGACACCACCGTCTTACCTTTTGCCCCAGCTTTCTTCTTTTTACGTGCTGTGGTGGCTCGTTCAGACTGACTCAGCGACTGTGCCTTAGCTTTGGGTAGGCAACGATCTGGGTTCTTTTTGTCTTTCGACGTACCACATGGCCCCTTAATCTTACCATCAGTGCCGATACGTACCCACTGCTGTTCCCGCCACTGTTTAAGCTGACCCATTACTTTACCTTCCGCGCTCTACGTATGGCTTCTTTGCCACGTTTAGCAATGTCTGCTTGCGTATGTTTACCTGCTGCCTTAGCTCTCTGCTCTAGCACCGTAAGTATCTGTATCTTCCTAGCAAAAGGTTTGTTTACCTTTTTAACTTTAGCCACCGTATCGCGGGCATCTTGAGCGGTTGCATACTTTATAGACACCGTATCTCTAGGATTCTCGTCCGTATACAGCCTGCGCCCGCTACCCTTTGGCTTCTTGCCTGTACCTACCTTCGGATCTTTAGCCATTACTTCTTCTTTTTCTTGCTGCCCTTTGCGTAGTTAGGATCTTTGCAATACTTAGAAGCTGCCATGTTCGCATAAGCAGACGGGTAGGTATCAAACGTGCGCTTGGCCCACGCCTTACCTTTCGGGCAGATCTTACCGCCCGACTTCACCTTACCGCCTGACTTGTAGTATCTACGCATTAGTACATCTTCGCTGGACGTACGCCCTTACGAGCTATGCCAGCGCCTCTTACTTTACCGCCTTTTTTGAAATCTCTTGCCTTGGCACTACCCTTACCATTTTTTCGTTTATAAGTTTTTCGTTCTATATCAATAGTTCCCGGTTCCTCTCCAGCTACAAATTTAGCTGGCTCAACTACATAACCTCTAGTATTCCTGCCGGGGCCGATAGTATCATGCTGTCTGTTTCGTTCGCTTGTTAGCTTTCTTCTTGACCCACGCTTAGTTTTAGATACTTTCTTCTCTCGTTTTGGTTTACGAGTATCCGCACTGTATCTAGATACTTCTTTACCTATGAGATCACGCATACCTAACTCCTAACGCATCTTCGCTGGACGTACGCCCTTACGAGCGATACCGGCACCGCGAACCTTTTGCTTAGTAGGCTTCTTCTTAGTAGCCATCTTAGACTTCATGCCACCTGCGGCGTAGCCCTTAGACTTCATGCCGCCTTTTGCATAGCCTTTGGACTTCATCATGCCGCCTTTAGCCATGAAACCCATCTTGTTACGAACTTCCTTTGGCAGCTTTTTAAGACCCTTATTACCTTCTGGCGCTTCCTTGAGGCCACCAACTGCGTAGCCCTTAGCTTTCATCTTGCCACCAGCTTTCATGCCCTTAGCTTTCATCTTGCCACCAGCCATATAGCCTTTAGCTTTCATCTTGCCACCAGCTTTCATACCCTTGGCTTTCATCTTCGATTTCATCATGCCGCCTCTCATTGCTTTTTTAACGGGCTTCTTAGCCTTCTTTGCCTTAAACGCTGCTGTAATAGCTTTAGCTTCTGTCGAATCGGCTTTAGATCTAGGCCGTCTGTCGTTCTTATCCATGAAGTTAAGATAATCACGTAACGACAGACCAGTTTTCTGTAGCTGCTCTCGCGTAACATTGGCTTTCTCTTCTCTACCAGTACCGACGTTACGTCGGACGCCACTAGTTTTCCCTTGTTCCGTGCCTGTTACGTTAGCAAGTCCCGAAGCAGGGGGCTTCTGGTTGTTTACAGGTTTTGTAACATCTACTTTGGGTGAACGAGGTGCGGTTGTGGGCGGTGCAGTGGTCTTTGTGGCGTCTTTTATAGGTGACGTTACGCCCCGTGGTTTTCTAGCATCTTGCACAGTTCTCATATCATCCACACGAGACTGTCGCGTACGCCCCGGCCCTCTACCTCGACGGGTGGCTTTTTTGATAGGTTCGTCTCTAGTTGTCCTACCAAAAGTCATGCGTCTTCTACTCATCGTCTTTCTCCGCATAAAGATTATCGAACACTTGATTCACGTCGAGCGTGTAGTCCAGATCGGACTTGCTGTAGTGAATGTGTTGAGAAGGACGAAAATCTGGTGCGCCTTCTCCCGTTTCAAACCAAGCGGGATGTGTCACCCGCACCCTATTGTTTGGTAGAGCTACGATGTTACCCGTCCACTCACCAGCATCCAGTAACTCCATCACATGACTCTGCTTGTGTTGTGCAGGGTCATCAGCAATCTCGTTGTTCGTATAGTCCACCGTGAACATATACTTCGCGGGGTACATCTCCCCGTCTATCTTTGCCAGCCAAGGGCATGGTGTGGCTCTGTCAAGCACGTACACAGCGTGATCCCTCGAACTGCAATCCCAAGGCTGTGCTGCCCATACAGGCATAGGTTCGGGCCACTCCTCGAAAGGGGTGTCTCCTACCAACGCTGTAATCGGCATCCTTGCCCACATTGCACCTCCATGCACATTGGGTTCGTCTTCTTCGTCGTATGTTTCAGCTCCAGTAAAAATTACCTGAAAACTCAAACACCTAGTCGGCATTGTTGTTACTGCAATCGCCATAGCGTGAATAAACTCGCCATGATACTTCTCGTGATTATGGGTATATTCTTTTCTTACCCAGCATTTGAAATACGGCACGTTGCTCTGCAAGTACGCCAACTAACACCTCCATCTCTTCCTTGCCTGTCTTAACCTTGAGTTAGGATCTTTGGCTGCTTTTGGAAATTTTTTCATTTGTCCCGCAGAGCGTGCACAGAACGACTTTCTACGCGCTGCACGCTTACCTGTGGGCTTCTTCTCTGTCACTGCGGTTTGTAGCTTACTACCGGGGTTTTGCCGTCTGTACTTAGCAACGCCTTTTGCTGTCATACCAGCACCAGACTTAGTAGGTCGCTTATCCCCACTCTTTACAGACATGCCTGCCATACCACCCTTTTTGAACGAGGGGCATGGCGATGCCTTTTTGTAGTAGCTACGCATGAAACGCCGTTAGTGAAGTAAACGTAGCTCCTGTGTAGGTTATTATTACCCCACTTGGGAACTTAACGCCTTCTTCAGGGATGCTTACATCTCGCGTTACCGTGGCACTAGCAACAGTCCCCACTTCCATCAGAACAGTTCCTGAAACAGAAGTAGTCCTGAACTTTATTGTGCCCGCCGTTGCTGAGTTGACTATGTAAGCCCCCTTCAATCTGGCTGGGCCAGCAAAAATGTTGTCTGCACAGTCTGCACTGACTCCAGCTTTTACATTGCCAGCGGGATCACCCACAGCGGTTATAGAAGCAATGGTTTTAAAGAAGTTACTGCTAGTAGCAACACCTGCATTTGCGCCGGTAACTGACTCTGTTAAATCAGCGCCAAAAATATCTGTACCTACTACGGTAAATGATATTTCGTCGTCATCCCCAGCAGAGGTGATAGTGACAAGCTGCCCAGCATTCAACGTAACTGCCCCACCAGAAGCTAGAGCGCCTCCGATAGTCAGTGCTGCGTTGTTTCCGACAGCAGCGTTTTCTGATATGCCATCGTCGTCTGCGGCTATACCTGCGGTTAAAAATACCGCTTTTACATCGGAGAGACCCATGACTACCTCCTATTACGCTATCTGAACGTACTCAATAATGAACGTAAAAGAGCCAGCGGTGGTCGCGTCAACAGTGTTTGTGATGTTGCAGAAAATGGTTCGGGCAGTGTCTGTATATTGAACAGAAGCAGGCGCTGTAGTGCCGCTTTGCGTCTGAGTTACAAGCGTTGTTGTAGTTACGTTGTGCTCTACAACAGTAGTGCCGCCATCCAAAATCTCATCAGTTACTGCCGCTACAATCTGTGCGCCGGAGCTAGAAGTACCGACTTCATAGCCAATGTCACCCGTTCCAATAACTGGCGAGGTGTCACAAAAGATCTTGATGTCAGTGATGATTGTGTTAGCAGGCTGCGTAAACTCACCAATAGTTGGGCTATCGCCTGCTGTAGTGTTTACCGTAACACCCGTAGCAAAACCAACGTGCTTTACGTATTTATTCGTAACGATGCCGGTAGACGCAATATCTACTACATCGGTTAGCGCACCAGTGCTTGCGTTCTTTGAAACAACTTTAAACCCGTTCTCTGATCGGACGGGGCCGTTAAACGTCGTATTAGCCATTGTGATCTCCTGTCGTGGCTAGTGTCAGATACGGGATGTATCTGTCAGGGATGAGATACTTATACAGTAGAAAAAGAAAAGGGGCAACATGTGCCCCTCTTCTTATGCAGCGTTTTACGCTCCGGGTGAACCGAAAATCCCAAGTGGGTCGGACACGCCAAAAGAGTATCGCTCGCGGGCTTTATAGCGCGAGTTGCCCGTATCAAAGTCTGCATCCATAGATGTAGCCATAGGTGCACGGACAAAGTGCTTTAAGCCGTTGGGTATGTCAGTCGTCAAGAAGAACGCATCAGTATCTGTTAGATAGTGATTGATTGCGTAACCTTCAGGGATAGCCCCGTTGTTACGAATCGCGTTCAGATCATTGTCGGCTGTACCCACACGACCCTCTGTCTCTAGCACGCGAGTTGCTACAAACTGTAGGGCTGGTGGGATAATCAGCTTACGAGGACGTGCTGCGATTAACAGACCACGCTCATCCGTCCAACCAGCAATCTGAATTACAGAAGCCTCAAGTGAGGTTTCATTCAGGTCTGCTGCAACGGTCAGTCGGTTTGAGTTGGTGCCGCCAGAAACTAGCGGGTGGGCCGTGTTACACAGAGATACGCCATCTCCGTAAGTTGTGCCTGATGAAAACGCATTGTTGAGAATCGCTGCCGCTTTCACCTGCTTGGTGTAAGCCATAGCGCGAGCCAACGCCTTCGTGTAACGCGAAGAAAGAGAATCATAGAGATTATCTTCGATAGCTTCCTCGGTAATAGAGAAACCCATCGCTATTGTCTCGTGCGTATACCTTGCGGTAAACGCTTCTTGTGCGTTGTCATACTCAATCGCCGCACCTTCGTCCTTGACGGGGGCAGCGGAGAAACCAGACAACTTGGTTTCTTCTTCAAATGAGCGGTCAGAAGTCTCTGATTCAAAGATTTCTTTATGCTCTTCACCGTACTTAGCATACTCCATTCCAAACAAAGCGTTCAGTCCGGGCAGGAGTTCTTTAAGTAATTGCGCTCTTGAAATAGCCATTTTACTTTACTCCTTAAATACCAGTAGTGTTATCAAACGCATGACCTGCGTTCCACTTAACAAGTGCTTCCGTGAATCCACCAGAAGAGTTTTTGGTTTCTTCAACCAACTCTACGATGCGGAAAGGGAGACTGCTAGTGGTGGCAGAAGTGTCTGATATAGCACTTTTGGAGTTGCCAGTTACGGTGCTTCCAGAATTGTTAACACCAGCCACGTTAGCACCAATGTCAGTGATAGCTAGATCACCAATAGTAGTGCCAGACGACACGACAGCAACTTTGAACAATACATCAGTGGCATCGCACACATACGCTACGATGTCAGAGGCTGCTGTACTAGCAGGGTAGTATTGTCGGAAAGTCTTTTGTGACGTACCGGGGTCAGTGTAAGAAACACCCATGAAGACTCCAATAGGAGTCATAGCAGCATCAAACGTATCACGCTCGACAGTGCCGCCAGTTACCAGTTTAACAGCGTCGCCGTAGAAGATGTCTGTAGCGTAGCCACTCGCAATAGAGTAGTGACGCACAGTACCAACATATGGAACACCGCTTAACAGCTTCACTGGCTTTAGCCCGTAAGGGGCATCGACAGTAGGATAAGCCATTATAAGCTCCTAGAAGTATTAAGTTCCGTTCCCAAACGTAACTTTTGTTTTTCTTTCGTTAAACAAAGGCATACGCGGGTCATTTTCTCGCATAAGGTTGTTATCTACTGATAGCATCTGAGATGCTGTTTGGTGCTCGTAGTGCTCCGTCCGTTCCTTAACTAACTCTTCGGGGGCTTTGCAAAGCATCAGCCCTCCAATAAGCACATTGTCAGCAAATTTCTCGCTTTCAATGGTAGCCATAGTTATTTCAGGGTGGTCTTCGGCTCTTACGGGATCCCAACCTTCACGCAATTTAGAAGAAACATTTGTAGCGTCTGTCTGACCTTGCATGGAAACTCTTACATAACGGTGCGCGTAACCCGGTTCTGGGTCAGGTGAGGGTAGTACCTCGGGTCGTTGCCAAGCCCTTTTACGAGACTTAGTTTCACGAGTTTCTTTATCACGCTTTATTCGGTTCTCAGCCATTACGCTTTCCTCATTTCAAGTGCAACCTGTTTGGCGTATTCTTCTAACGGGACACCTAACCTTTTAGCTAGAGTCACCTGTGTTGGCGATAAATGTACCTTTTTAGGTACGGTGCTCCGCGTAGCGGGTGCCACCACATTAGGTCTTCGCTTAGGCTCGGAATCTATAGTTTGCTCCCCAAAATAATCTGGGAAGACTTGTCGCATACGAGCGTCAATACGCTCATAGTATGTATCGTCTTGAGGGCTAACTCCTTGTTGAATCAGCTTCTCATGTACCCCGTAAGCAAAACTACGCATTTCTGGATCTTCGTTAAACCAAGAATTCTTGGCTACCCATGCTTCCGCATTGGGGTCACGAGGTACATTCGACTCTACATGTTGGGGTTCTTGTACCGCAGTCTCTTCTTCTTGTAAAGCGGGTATTTGAAAATTATTTAACTTATCTGTCTTTATTTTGGCAGATGTTAGCTTGTCTTGTGCTTCAAGTACCGCATCAGAGTCACCACTGTCATACGCCGTTTTGTACGAGCGTTTGGCGCTTTCCATCTCAATAGCGGCATTTTTCTTAGCTTGCTCTAGTAACGCTTCTTGGTTCTTGGTTACATTGCCCTTTAGTTCTTTATTCTCATTAACAAGTCTTTGCGCTAGAGCTTCTAGTTCTTGTCGTTCTCGCTGTATAGCTTCTTTTTCCCGCCGCGCATCTTGAAACCCCTTATTGAGGTGCGCGATACGCCTGCGTACTTTCCTAGAATATCCTTTAAGTTCTTCATCAGTAACATCTTTCGGTGCGCGGGGATCAAAGTCACGATCATCCTCTAGGGTATCGTCAACAATCTCAATCTCAAAATCATCAGCTTCTTCTTTGGCTTTTGTTTCAGATTCAGTTGAGGTATCTGCGTACTCATCAACGGTTTTAGAGCCGGACAAGTCAATTTCAACCGCGTTTGTACTCTCTACCTCTACATCGTTTTCGTCTTCTGGAAACGTAAACTCCACTTTTTGGAATGCCATGCTTACTCCTATGCTCTTGTTACACCACGGGGGTCTGCTACAACCGCTTCAATAGAGTCGTCATTCATCAGACGATACTCTACGCCATCAACCTTGAACCTCGTACCGCTGTTAGCACGGAACATCACATAGTCTCCCTGCTTACACCACGGGCCAGTAGGAAACCTATCTTCGTCAGCGTAGGCTTGCCCACCCATATCCAACACAAGTCCGATAATAGACATTACTGTCTCGTGACTTTTAGTGGTATCTGTCTTTAATAAGTTAGTGCCATCAAAGGTTTCTTCTACCTGTGGCATAGCCACAAGGATTCTATACCCCACGGGCACGGGTAGCTGTGTTTCTAGCTCTTCAGGAGCAACAAGCGGTTCAGTCATCTTCGTATTCCAAATTGCGCGAGAGGTCTTCTATATGGCCCAGACAGGTTTCGAGACCTCGAATTAAACCCGTAGCCTCCTTGTACATGGCGAAGTCTTTAGCTCCCCCACCTGCAAGGTGTTGTAGTGCGGCGTTTTTATCCGCTTCAATTTTTTCTCTTAGCACGTCAAAGACGGTTTTTGCCATTACTGATCCCTAGGCGTCGAATCTTTCATAGTCTTTAGTAAGTCCAGATCCAACTTCGTATTGTCCTTTCTACGATCTGCGGCAAGTTTAGCGCCTGCTTTCTGTGCGTCAATTTGTAATTCTTGTTGTTTAATGGCAAGTTCTGCTTGATCTATCTGTGCATCTTGCATCTGGTTACGTGCTTTTAGCTCCAGCTCTGCCTGTTTCATCTGAGCGTCTAGCTGGTCTTTAGCTGCCTTACGCTGCACTTCTTGCTGTTTTATCTGTAGCTCTGCCTGCTGCATCTGCACCACAGGGTCTTGCGCCTTCTGTTGTGCCTGCTGCTGTGCCACCCGCTGTTGATTCTGCTGTGTAAGTTGTTTACCTGCGTCAGCGACCAACCTAGCAAGGTTAACTTCAACCTGCTCGGGCAACTCTTCATTCGGTGGTGGTAGCGGTGCGCCCAGTTTCTCTTCAACTTCTTTGCGGTACTTGAAGCCAAGGTGCTCTGCAATGTGCGCTTGTAGCGCAGCCATGATTGGTTTCGCCTGTGGGTTCTGTCCGATCATCTGCATGATTGTTGGGTCTTGCATAAACGCTTGGTGCGTTGCGATATGAGCATCGTGATCTTGGTATATAAATGCTTTGAGTGGTTTGCCAACCAGCGCGTCCATATTTTCACTAACTGGGTCAGTAGGTTTAGCGTCATCTTTTGTGGGCACTAGCTTGTCAGCGTTCTTTATGCCCAACACCTCAATCATCTGCCTGTGTAATTGCGGCAGATTGTATATCTGTGGTGCGGATTGTGCCAGTTGTATTACTGCCTGATATTGTACGACACGCTGCGCCATCGTGGAACTATTCGGATCACTAACAGGTATTACATCTACTAACATGTAATCCGCTTGTTTTGCCGAGATCTCACCTCTGTGTGGCTGATACCCATATTCTATGGGCGCATACTCTGCCATCAAAACTTTGAGCATCTTAAACTCTTGCTTCATGGCGTAATGCACGCGAGCCTGCACTGCTGCCATTGGCTTGAGCGTTCTTTCTAACAGAGCAAGCGTAGTACCAACCGGCGCATTTGCAGACATATCAGAGATATTCATATCGCTGATCGCCCCAAGACGTTGCCCTTCTTTTGTTATTTGATTAAGCAGAGCTAGAAGTGTTTGACTTGGCTCCTTGTAAGGAAGCGGCAAGATGTTGTCGCGTATGCTGCCAGACGGCACATCTACGTCCTTAAACTCTCCGGGTTCAATCGGCGTGTCGTCACCTTTGATTCGTAACCCACGAGACTTCAGACCCCCCGGTAAATTAGCTAGCGTGCCAGCGTCTACCAGTTGCCGTATGATAGAAGTGCCCGCCTTAGCGTACCCCCCTATTATATGTATCAGTCCAAGACCATAAAAGCCGAACCCCGGCACATACACGTAATGTACGAAGTGCTGGCGCTTCAACATCAACGCATCATCAGGATTCCAGTTACGACGGATAGATAAGACTTCAGAGTTGCCGCGCTCCAGTGTCACCACGTAAGGCTTGGCTATGCCATCCTCCGAGTCATCAATACCTTCTATTATTAAGTCTGCGTGTACCTCGTACAACGCAAAGCGATCATCGTCTGTTAGTGAGTACCCACCCTCTTCAGCTTTACGTTCTTCTATATCAGAATGATAGGGGGTAGGGTCGCCTAGTTCTACGTCTCTGTAGAACCCAGCTACTTGTAGTTTCTTTAGTTCGTTCTTTGTCTTACGCATGACATGTGTCACACGTTCAGCAGTTTCTATGTGTGAGGCACCGTAAGGCACTACTACATCTTCTGCTGGTATGAACATGGCAACCTGTCGCCCTAGATTCAGGTCGTAGTACACCTTTTTGAACGCACTGCCTGCCAAACCTAAGTTATATAAAAGACGCTCATGTTCAGGGCGGTACTCCACCATGTGCTCAGTAAGCTCATAGTTCATGTCCGCCTTCACTCTTTCTGCGGCTTCTTCCTTATCTTTAGTTTCTTCGCCCAGCACCTTTACCTTGACGGGGCCAGCGGCGGGAAAAGTCTCTGACATGGTTTCCGCTTGAAAGCGTATGGCTGCTTCGGCAAGCACTGTGGAGTACACACCACACGCGCCTTCCCACGGTTCGCTACGCTCTTCGTATCTAAAACCTAATACGTCCAGCCCACGAACAAATGTATCCGCCCACTCTTTGCGGCTACCCATGTCTGCTTCTATTGAGCCAATCAGCTCGTCAGCCATCTCACCGAGAACACTGTCTTCTAATACTTCAGCTAGGTTTGCATCAAACGGCAGCATGTCCGTAGGTTCTGCGTTGGGGATTATGGTGATCTCTACACTGCCATCGTCCAACGTCACCATCTCAGGATCGACAATCTCAATCTCTAAATCTGGTGCTTCCTCTGCTTCCATGCCTTGAGGCGCTGCGTACAAACCTTTTTCT